GCGACCCTGCGGCGCTTCAGCCTGAAAACCGACACGCCGCTGTTCGACATCATCAAGGGCAACCCGCCGTCCGGTGAGGCACTGAAGACAGCCGAGTCCGGTCAGACGTCCTACGTCAAGGATCAGTGCTCGACGCTCGAGCACTCATGGGAGGCCGGCGCGGCGTTGTCGTGGCGGCTGGCGTCGCTGTTCGGTGGCGACGATGTCCCCGAGTACGACGCGACCGAGGACATCACGGCGATGTGGGACAGCCCGGAGACGCGCAACGAGCTCGCCGAAGCGCAGGTCGCCGTGTTCCTGAAGGACATCGGCGTGAGCGACGCGACGTTGATGCGGCGCTTCGGGCTTGACCCGGAGGACGAGGCCGCGCTGCGCAAGCTCGAGTTGCCCGTCGCGCTTCCGCCGCCGCCCGATCCGGCCACGCTGACGCGCTGACGCACTAGATCTTGCCAACCGCCGGGTGGCGCGATGCCACCGGCCGCATGAGGAGAAGGCGCGATGCCGACCCCCGAAGAAGAAGCCGCCCAGGCGGAGAAGGACGCTGCCGACAAGGCGGCGCAGGAAGCCGCCGACGCCGCGAAGGCCAAGACGGACGCAGAGGCAGCACTCGGCGACGCGGGCAAGGCAGCGTTGTCGATGGAGCGAAAGGCCCGCCAGGCGGCGGAGAAGGCGGCGCGCGATGCGCAGGCCAAGCTCGACGCCCTGGAGGCCGAGAAGCTGTCGGATGTCGAGAAGCTCGAGAAGCGCGCAACGGACGCCGAGGCGAAGGTCTCAGCGGCCACCGACAAGCTGCGCAAGGCGAACCTCCTGACGGCGCTCTCCGCGTCAGGTGTCGCTCACCCGAAGGCCGCCGTCAGGCTGCTGGACGGCGTCGAGTTCGACGATTCCGACGAGCCGAAGAACCTCGACGCGGCGATCACGGCCGCCAAGACGGAGTACGGCGAGGACATGTTCAAGGGCTCCAAGCCCGCCCCGCCCGGCAACGTCAACGGCGGCGAGGGCAACGAGCACGAGGACGCCCCGCCACTGGACGCCGACGAGCTCGCGATGGCGAAGTCCTTCGGGATGACCCCAGAGCAGTACCAGGCGGCTAAGAGCCCGTCCTATCAGCCGCCTGCGCCAGTCAAGACGTAACCAACCGGAGGGCCATCGGGCCGCTCCCGCAAACACAAGGAGGGCCGGCCTGTGGCTGGTTTCAAGTTCCGCTACCGCCTGTGCGGTGATCCCCCGACGGTGCAGGTGCTCAAGAGCAAGGACACCGAGACGCTGACCGAGGGCGACATGCTCAACCTCGAGTCCGGGGAAGTCGATCTCGGCGCGACCGCCGACACGAACTTCCTCGGCGTCCTGCTCGGACCGACCGGCGCCGCCGTCGACTCGACGACCGACATCCGGTTCATCCGCGACGCCGATGCCGTCTACGGCATCACCGACGCCAACGCCCGTCAGATGGGCGCGACGCTCGACCTCGCCGGCGCCACCGGCGCGCAGACGGTCGCCGCGTCATCCAACAAGGAGTTCGTCGTCGTCGCACCGTCCGGTGCGACGGAGGAGACGCTCGTCAAGTTCAACGTGGGCAAGCACCACGACAACAAGGCCCAGTAAGGAGGCGATGTAGATGCCTGCACCGATGATCTCAGAGAACTGGGCCGCGCTTCTCACCCCCGGCCTGCGCAACGTCTTCTCGACCGAGCTGCGCAACCGCGAGGAACTGTTCAAGCGCACGCAGATCTTCCCCGTCGACACGTCGCAGCGCGCGTACGAGGAGTACCAGGGCGTCAACGATCTGAGTTCGCAGGGCTGGAACCAGTTCGAGGCGACGGGCCGCGTGTCCTACGACGCGCCGTCGATCGGCTACAAGACGCGGCTGGAGCACCGCGAGTTCGCGAAGGGCATGAGTGCCCGTCGCAAGCTCATGGACGACAACCTGTACCCGGGTGCCCCGATCCCGAAGTCCATCACGCAGGATGCGCGTGCGCTCGGTCGCTCCGCGGCACTGGCACGCGAGAAGTCCGCGGCGTCGGTGTTCATCAACGGGTTCACCGACACGGGCACCGACGCCGAGGGGTTCTCGGTCACGGGCTCTGACGGTGTCGGCCTGCTCTCCACTGCGCATCCGCGTAGCCCGAGCGACTCGGCGACCCAGGCCAATGAGGGCACCCTCGCGCTGACGAGCGACAACGTGATCGCGACGAAGAACGCGATGCGCGAGTTCACCGACGGTGCGGGCGAGCTGATGGCGGTCCACCCGGACACGCTGCTCGTTCCGCCCGAGCTCGAGGAGACCGCGATCAAGATCGTCAGCGGCGACCTGGACCCGGACTCGGCGAACAACACGATCAACGTCAACAAGGGCCGCTACAACGTCATCGTCTGGGACTACCTGACGGACGCGAACGCGTGGTTCATGATCGACTCGGCGTTGAAGGCCGACCACCTCGTGTGGCTGGACCGGATCAACCCGGAGTTCATGGCCGAGGCCAACAAGGACACGATGATCGGCGAGTGGACGGCGTACATGCGCTACTCGCGCGGCTGGGATTCGCCGTTCTGGGTCTACGGCCAGAACCCGTCGTAGACCATGGGCGCTACGCGTTTCCCCAACGGGATCACCGGTGTTGCCGGTGAGGCTGTTCTGACATCTCCCTCGGCGGCCGGACGGGTCGCCGGGGGTACCGCGACGGTGACTGGTGCGACGCTCGACATCGTGACCGGCCTCGCGACGGTCCTGTCGGCCACGGTCGTGCTCGGTGAGGATCCGGGCGCCGGCGCGGGTGACGTGTTCACCGTGTCGGTCGTCAAGCACGCGACGCCCGGCACGATCACCGTGTCGATCTGGCAGGACGACGCGACGGCCGCGACGGAGGACACCGACGTGTTCTGGATCGCGGTCGGTACGTGATGAAGGACGCCGAGCGCTACGAAGCCCGGCACCCGCAGACGGGTGTCGGGGAGGCTCAGGCGGCGGAGCGTCAGCAGCGCGCGGACCTCAAGCAGCGGGTCCGCGCGCAGGGGCGCCGTAACACAGCTTCGATCATCGTGCCGCGGTTGCCGTGGCTGAAGGAGGACTAGCTCATGCCCCCAGCCAAGAAGCCCGCCGGCAAGAAGATCGAGCGTCAGGACCGACTCGCGTGGTGGTGCCCGATCTGCGACAACGCCAACACGCAATCCACGTCGACGTGCGGTGGATGTGCCGCCGAGCGTGATGGCGACAACGTCAAGGCCCCGTCATGACGGTCATCGCGTCGGGCCGCGCCGTTGTCGCGGCCGCCGGCACGCCGGTGCGGCTGAGTGCAACGTCGATCGCCGTCAACAGCGTCACGATCTCGGCGATCACAAGCAACACGAACCCCGTCACGATCGGCGGGGCGGATGTCGTCGGGGCGCTTGCGACTCGCAAGGGCGTCGCGATGGCAGCGACGTCGAACCCGATCACGCTGACCGCTGAGCATGGCGTCGACGAGCTCGGCGACGTGTATGTCGACGCCGTGACGAACGGCGAGGGCGTTACCTACATCTACACGGTCCCCGGCTGAGTAGATGGCTGATAGCCCCGCGTTTCAGTCGGTCACGCCGGCCACCCTGCCTGCGGGGGTCGTGGTCTCCACGGAGGAGGTCACGACCCTCAACGGTGGGGCCGTCACCGCGCAGCATGTGCAGCGGTTCCTCGCGGCGTTCCGCACGGCGGACGGGACGGCGGTCGATGTCCCGGGCGACCTGGCCAACGGCCTCGACGTCGATGTGACGCGGGTGCAGGGCACGGTGGCTGTGTCGGGCCCGTTGACGGATGCGCAGGTGCGTGCGTCGGCGTTGCCTGTCAGTGGCACGGTGGCGGTGAGCAATCTTCCGGGGACGCAGCCTGTCTCGGGGCCGCTGACTGACGCTCAGTTGCGTGCGACGCCGGTCCCGGTGTCGGGGTCGGTGACGGTCGGCGACGGCTCGGGTCCGTTGACGGTCGATGGTTCGGTGAGCGTCGGGAATTTCCCGGCGACGCAGCCGGTCAGCCTCGCGACGAACACGCCGGACGTGACGGATCGTTCGGCGCGGCTGCTGGGGCATGTGACGGTCGATTCGGCGCCGTCGACGGCGGTCACGGGCCCGGTGACGGACGCGCAGCTCAGAGCGTCGGCGGTCCCGGTCAGCGGCACGTTCTTTCAGGGCACGCAGCCGGTGTCTGCGGCCTCGTTGCCGTTGCCTTCGGGTGCGGCGACGGAGGCCACGCTGGATGCGCGCTCGGGCGCTCTGACGGAGACGGCGCCCGCTTCGGATACGGCGTCCTCGGGCCTTAACGGGCGGTTGCAGCGTGTCGCGCAGCGCCTGACGTCGCTGATCGCGTTGCTCCCGGCGAGCCTCGGGCAGAAGACGATGGCGAACGGCCTCGCGGTCACGGTCGCGTCGGATCAGTCGGCGCTTCCGGCGTCGCAGTCGGGGACATGGACGGTGCAGCCGGGCAATACGGCGAACTCGACGGCGTGGAAGGTCGACGGGTCCGCGGTCACGCAGCCCGTGTCGGGGACGGTGACCGCGGCCGCGCAGACGGTCTCCTCTGCGACGGTGACGCAGGTCGCGTCGAGCGCGACGAACGTGACGTTGCAGGCGTCCAACGCGTCGCGCAAGGGGCTGATGATCTTCAACGACTCGACGCAGATCCTGCGCGTGAAGTTCGGCGCGACGGCGAGCGCCACGAGCTATACCGTCCAGATCGCGCCGGGCTGGTATTGGGAGATGCCGGTGCGCCCGACGTACACGGGCATCGTGGATGGCATCTGGGCGTCCGCGAACGGCAACGCGTACGTCACGGAGCTGTAGGCGATGCCGCTCTATGGCCCTCCGGCCGTCGGCGGTAGTACGGCGGACGCACCACCGTGGCCGAGTCTTGTCACGCCCGCTGATCCTGTGCTGCTGACCGGCAGCCAAGCGGTCATCACCGCCAACCAGGCGCGGTTCGTGCGGGTCACGATCCCGAAGACCGGGAACCTGCGCGACCTTGCCGTGTTCGTCGGTGGCCAGTCAGGCAACGTGGATATTGGCGTGTACAGCACCGCTTCGACGCGGGTGCGGCTGTACTCGTCGGGGTCGGTTGCGTGCCCGGCCGCGAACGCGTGGAGGATCATCGGTGACCCGAACATCGCGGTTACGCAGGGTGATCTCCTGGACTTCGCGTTCGCGTGCGACAACGCATCGGCGGCGTTCGCACGGATCGCGATGATGAGCAGCACGTACATCTTCCCTGCGGGGTTCCTGACGGGCGGTGGTGCGACACCGAAGATCGCGGGGATCATGGGCGGCGCGTTCCCGCTCCCGTCAACGGTTGCCGAGGGCAGCATCTCGGACACGGTGTCTGCGATCTCGATCATTGGGCGGATCTCCTGATGACGGTGCGTCGGGTATCCGACGGGCGCGGCGGCCAGTGTGACGCGGACATTGCAGCGGCGATCGACGCGATGTACGACCGCATGGACCAGGCCCTGACCGCCAACCAGACGGCGCAGACGGTCAACGCGACCTACGTCGCCCTCGCTTCCCCGTCGACGGCGCAGAACACGGCGCAGATCAAGGCGCTCAGCAACCAGCAGACCACGCTCCTGAAGGAATGCTCCGCGCTGATCCGGCTCGTGCTCGGCAAGCTCGACAGCACGGCGGGCACGTGAGCCTGCTCCTGCTGCTCGGCGGCTGGGGGGAGCCGGTCCCGTTCACGCCCTCGACGTACGGCGGCGACGACGACCCCGACGCCACCTACGGCGGGGATGACGTGGGGGCCGCGAGCTATGGAGGCGATGCCGTGCTGACCTCGACCTACGGAGGCGACACCCCCTGATGCCGATCACCACGGACCTTGACCGCTTCCGCCTCGAGCTCGGCGACCACCCGACCCCGGACGTCCCGGAGAGCGAGTACGTCTACCTGCTCAACGACGACGAGGCCGGCTACTTCATCGGCGCACGCCCCGGCAAGCTGCTGCTCGCTGTCGCGGATGCGTGCGACAGCCTGGCTCGCAGGTTCGCCCGCGAGTTCGACTTCGACTCCACCAAGGAGAAGAGCTTCAAGCGCTCCCAGAAGGCGGAGGCGTACCGCAAGATGGCGGAGGCGCTGCGCGAGCGTTCCAAGCTGGAGGACGCCGGTGGCCTGTCGGTGCTCGTCACAACCCGGGTCGACGGCTACAGCACCGACCTTTCGTCCCGCGATGGCGCGGGCGGCGTCGGCCGCAATGGTCGTGTCCGTCGCGGCTACTACGACGACGACCTACCGCCCGGCGCATGACCTTCCTCTCGCCTGGCGACATCAGTCTCATGAACGGCACGCTCAACGAGCTTGCCAACGCGACGCTCACGAAGGTCGAGACGCCGGGTACGCTCGCGGGCAACGGCGACCCCGGCGTGCCCGTGCCGGCCTGGACCGGGCAGGCACGCGGGTTCATCGAGCGCGCCGACCGCGACGTGCTGTCGGGCGGCGCCCAGGTCGAGGTCAAGACGGACACGTTCATCCTCTTCGACGAGGAGGGCCGCGACGAGACGATCCCGATCGCTTCGATTCTGGCGGGGGCGGACTGGGAGGCGACGACGGTCGTGATCTCCGACGAGCGGATGCCGACGCCGGTCGTGCGTCGCTTCACGATCACGGGCCTGGAGCATGAGGCGGACGGGACGCTCGACCACATTTTACTAACGCTCAACGGCGACGTGCCGGCCACATGATGCCCGGTGCGGTGCGTTGAATGGCGACCGCTGAGACCTTCCCGTATGAGGGGCGCCTTGACGACTTCACGCGCACGGTCGCGGGTGCTCAGCGTGAGATCGCGCTGCAGGTCCGCAACGCGATCCTGTCCGGGAACCTCGCACGGGCTTCGCAGCGCCGCGCGCAACTCGCCGCTGTCATCGCGACCCTCGACCAGCTTGGCGCGTACGTCGACCCGGCGGCACGCAAGCTCGTCGCCGACGCCTACTCGCAGGGCGCGGGCCGCGCGCTGCAGCAGATCCAGGGTCTGACCATCACGGCGCCTGAGATCCCCGGCGCGTTCGCCGGCGTCAGCACGGAGGCCGTCGCTGCCCTTCAGCGCAGCATCGTCGGCAGCCTTCAGGCGTCACGGGACACGATCGGCCGCCAGGTCGATGACCTCTACGCCCGTGAGGGCCGCAGGGCCGCGCTGCGCGCTGTCCTCGGGGCGGACGGGTCGCCGCAGGGCGCGAGGCGCCAGCTCGCGGCACGGATCCGGGAGCAGGGCCTCGCTGGCTTCGTCGACAAGGCAGGTCGGGCCTGGAAGCTCGACACCTATTCGGCGATGGTGGTGCGCACCGTGACGCGCGAGGCGGTCGCGCAAGGCGCGATGGACCGCATGGCCTCCAACGGCATCACCCTCGCGCGGTGGTCAACTCACGGGGACGCCTGCCCGATCTGCACGCCGTGGCTGGGTCGCCTCGTCAGCCTCGACGGCGAGACGCGCGACTTCGAGGGCGAGGCCGTCGCCGACCTCGGCTCGACGCCCGGTGTCCCGGCGCACCCCAACTGCAAGTGCACCCTCAGCCCGGTCGCGACCAGGGTCGAGCGGCTGCGACGCGAACTCGCGACGACAGGAGGCTGAGATGCCGTTCAGCTACGTCGGCCTCGCCTACCTGCTCGGCAAGGGTCAAGCGGCGGTCCTTCAGGCCGTGACGGAGTCCTGCGAGGATCTCGTCGGCCAGGCGCAGAACCTGACCCCCGTCGACACCGGCACGTTGCGCGCAAGCATCCACGTCGAGAGCGTCGTGCAGTCCGGGACCAAGGTCGTCGGGACGGTCGCGACCGGTGGTGAGGCGGAGTACGCCGCGTTCGTCGAGTTCGGGACGGTCGACATGGGCGCGCAGCCGTACATGACGCCCGCGCTCATCGAGAACGCTCCCATCTACCGGGAGGCTATGGCGCGTGCCGCGCGAGGAGCGTTCTAGTGGCTGACCTCGACGTCCTCCAGGAGCTTCAGACGTATCTCGTCGCGCAGGGCATCGGCGTGGTGCCGTTCAACCCGAAGCCCGCCGACGGGGTGCAGGTCACGACGATCTGGACGTATCCGCGGGACGGTGCCGCGCTGCCGCGCAACATCGCGAAGGTCAACGGGGTGTTGCAGGGCGAGACGACGGTAACGCTCGTCGACACGAACCTGCGGTCACCATCGAGCCTTGAGCCGTGGATGCAGGAGGCGTTCGTCGACGTCATCGTGCGCTCGCCGCAGGCGTTCACCGGCAAGCTCGTGCAACGCGCGATCTGCGCGCTCATCGCGCCCGGTGATCTGCCCGGCGGCCGGCACCAGTGGATGATGGGCGCCCTGCTCGTCGAGACGTCGACGGAGTGGCGTGGCGATCAGCCGTTGCCGCAGCGTCAGGCGGTCGGGGAGAGCGACAGCCACGC